CTAGAGTTTCGTCTAGTGCTTCTTCATTTTTTCCGTTATTATCCATCAGAAAATTCTCCTTATTGAATTTACAATTATTTATATTTATTTATTTTTTACGGTCAAAGAAGCAATGTAGTTCTCGAAAATCGATAGCTTTTGCTCTTCTAATTGTCTTTTTGGCATTTTATGGATTTGTTTTACTAGATCATTAGCTTTCTCTTCAAGCCAAGTACCCTTGATTGGATCAAAGATCCAATTAACACCTTCCATAATACCATTCACAAACGCATCAGGAGCTGATGGGTCGGCAACAATATCAGCGGCGGTTGAGATCTTAAGGTCGTCTTGAACAACCATAACACCATTTTGTTCTTTTAGGGAACCCATGGCGCGGGAAGAAACACCAAGTTGTCCGCCTGATTCCATAATACCACGGGCGATTTGCCCCATTGGTGTTTCTGTAATTCTTGCTTTACCGATGAAGTTATTACCATCTCTACGGAGTTCAGTAATAATATGAGAAACTCTATCCAAATTGATAGTTGGACCAGAAGGATGTCCTAGCTCGCCAAAAGCTCTGCTTTTGCCAACAACTTCTTCGTTGTATCTAGAAACTTCTCTTTCCATAACATCCATAGGGTAGATTCTACCGTTTCTATTTTTGATATTGGCTTGTAGGAAAACGCCTTCGATAAAAAGATTTTTCTTACCGCTTTTGTCTCTTTCGGTGATTAGTTCTACTTTTTCTACGAGTTCTGTAAAAAGTTTCATTTAATTACGCCTTAAAAGCTATAGGAACTGCACGCATGTTAGCCCCTGTGAGTGTTGCTGATGGTAACTTTTGGATAATGATAGACTCTGTATTAGTCACAGTAACATTACCAATTCCACTTACAACTAGATTGGCTGCAGCGCCAGTGTTAATTACTCTTACCAAAGAAGCATTAGCTACAGTGTTTGCAGAAGCGATAGAAATCTCGTCGCTAAGGATCTTAATTATCATCTTCTTGATCCTTTTGCATTTCTTTTCTTTCCATCTTCTTATCAAAACGCGCACGAGCTTGCTCGGTTCCAGTCTTTGCTCTAGAACCATCTTTTGATTCTTTGACTTGACCAATGATCAACTTCAATGATTTGCCTTTGTTCTTTACGTCTTTTGGTTCAACTCTAGGATCACCTTCAGCTTCTTCTTTAGTGAGTTTATCAACAGCCGTATTGATGTAATCTCTACGTTTCATTCTTTTCATAAGAAGGGCGTTATTATGTTTAATAGGATCTGTCACACCCTTTGGGTCAACAAACCTATTGCGTGTAATTTCTGATTCACGTCTACCTAGATCGTCTTTTGCTTTCTTCACATAAGAACCATAAGTCTTTTTATCTAGCTCGTCGATTTGTTCAACTTCTTCTTTAACTTCTTCTGTATCACCAGCAACATATGCATGAAGGTCTTTAATATTTGTATGAATGACAGTAAGTTTATTCTGTAGCCATTCTTCTGGGTCTTTAATTGAATCGACGTAAGAAGTAATAGCATCAGCTGCAATCTTAATGAAATTGAGCTGATTCTTCATCATTTCTTTTTCATCTGTTGCATCTTCTTCGTATTCTTTTTTAGCTTCAGCGAATGGTTTTGGCTTTGGGCGCGGGCTAGTTTTCAACGTAAGACTGCTAGGTGGAGCAATATTTGAAGGGTCCATTTCCATATCTCCACGCGGAGGATATGTGTCTGACATACTAGTGTTTGAAGAAGTATTCGCACCTAATCCAGCTGGTCTTGGTTTTGGTCTTGGGCTAGAAGTCATTCCCGATCCAGTATTAGTCGAAGTTGGATTAGATCCACCAGCTCCTGGCTCCACTGCGCCGTTTGGGTATTGATACCCACCGCTTGGTAAAGTTCTTCCTGGCCTTGGAACTGGTCTTGGGCTAGAAGTCATTGCTTCTTCGTTAGCTTGTTTATACTGCTTTTCATCTTCAGGCTTAGGTAGATGACCATGTCTATCATCAGGATTGTGCTTAATGTTAGATGCGTTGTAAACATCAGAGCCATTACCAACTCTATCGTCGAATTCTTGTACTTCATGAGAAGCAACGAAATCTCTTTCGTCTTTCATTTTTGAAGCGTAATCTAATCCTGGACGAGTACCAGTGCTTCCAGGTCTCGTTCTAGATTTGTTAGTGCCAGCTAAGACATCTGAAAGTTTTTTGGCCATTTTTATTCCTCTGAATTCGTATTATCTTGGTCGCCATACATATTTTGAGCAACCTCAACCCTCTTTGCGTTAACAACATCGGAGACTCTATCTACGACAATGTTACTAAAGATTTGTTCAAAATCTATTGGTTTTTGCTCATATGCAGCAACGATTAAATCTGATACACTGTATTTATTATCGTCCATTTTCTAATCCTTATGTTCTAATACTACCAATTTTCTGAACAATATCAGGGTTTTTAGCAATCAATTGAATTGAAGATTTATACCTAGATTGTTCTTGGGTAGTTCTGTTTGAAGGCGCGCCACGTTTTTTCATTTGATCTACGAAAACCATAGCGTCTCTAATTTCTTTTACACGTTCATTATTACCATCATCAGTATTATCTGAAGCGTTTTGATCTTGTTGTTGAGCTTGTTGAGCTTGTTGCTCTTGTTCCTGAGCTTGCTGTTGCTGTTGCTGTTGCATCTGCTCATTCTGCATGACCATTGGATTAACCCAACGTGGGTCATTGCTCTGTTCTTCTTGCATGATAATTTGATCTTGCATCTCAATATCGTCGTCCGATTGCTGAAGAACGTTTCTACGAATCCATTCGTGAGAAACATATTTGCCAGCCATATCCTGCATATCTCTAGCTTGAGCAACACGGTTTTGACGAATTTCTGCATCTTTCAACTCGGCGAAATAATTATCTTTCGCAAAATCGAAACGAATGCTGTTTTTAAGCAGTTCCCAATCTTCAAGAGTCGTAACACTCTTAAGGATTAACTGTTTCTTAAGTAGTTCTAAGAATAGATGAGAGAAACGAGATCTCAATCTAACGATAAATCTTGAGAATTTAACTTCGTCTCTAGTAATTTCGGTAGCTCTACCAACCGAGAAAAGAGCATCTGAATTCAAACGGCTTACTGGAACGCTAAGAGACTGTAGGAATTTCTTTTGGAAATAAAGAACGTCGTTCATTTCTCCAAGGTTCTGACCGCCTGGAAGTGTAGAAACCTCAGTTCCTCTACCGCCTTCTCTTCTAGGAAGCCAGTAATCCTCAAGCATTGTCATGAACTTACGATCGTCTCTAATCTGACCAGTATTAGCATCGTAAATAAGTCTGTTCTTATGCTTAACCATAATGTCGCGGACATATTGTTCCGCTTTCATTTTAGGTAAGTTACCAACATCGATATACCAAATTCTACGTTCTGGCGCACGAGCCAAACGGTAGATTACAAGAGCGTCTTCAAGAGTACTAAGTTGGTTCAGAGGCTTAATTGCTTTGTGTAGATAAGAAAGAACCATCTGGCCTTGATTGTCTGTTATACCAGAAACAACGTGGATGATTGAATCTTTAGCAATTCTCAAACCAGTCGTGTTAGTTCCAACTGCTTTGTTACCGAAATTAAACCCTTTATCGTTGAAGATATAATATTCGTTAACAACCTTAGTAACTGTAACATCAGTAGGTTCGTTGTTCTTTGCTTTTTTCTTTTGAACTTCTCTTACCTTACGGATTTTTCTTGGGTCGATAAATCTCAATTCTTGGATACCAAGTTGTGGATTTTTTTCGTCGATCATAACATGATAGTATAATCTACCGTCAATGTACCATCTTCTGTAAATCTCGTAAGCGTATTTGTTGAAATCGATTAAACTCAAACAGTTATTGAATTCAGCTTTGATGATTTGTTTTAATTGCGGGGATACACTAAGGCTATCTAAATCTAGTGTGATAAGATTTTTTTCGTCGATAGCGATAGATTCATTTACAATTTCGTCGATGGCTGCGTCGCATTCTGGGACGAGTGCCATTTCTCTATAACGTGTAACTAATTCAGCTTCTGATCTTACAGTACCATCAAGATCGACATACGTTCCATATGCGCCGCCAGCCGAAATAACTACAGCGCCGTCATCTGTATCTGCTTTTTCTACGAAAGAAGGTAATTCTACCTCTTTCTCTTTTTTCTTAAACTCAAAGCCGAATAGTTCCATTTATAACTCCTCTTGAGGGGCCGCTTTGGCCCCTCTCATAATATTAGTATTTATTAAGCTGGGCCAATAGGTCCATCGACCCCTGTCAACCCGCCATAAACATTAACGCCACCAGCTTTTTTATCCGAAGTCTCAACACCTGGAACCCAATAATCGTAGGCAAAGGTTACGTTGAACTCTTCAATTTGGTTTGCTGCGTCCCAGTTTAGAGCGATTGCACCAATATTAGTTGGGAATGCACCGACTAGAACATACGAGCGAATGATGTAACCGTCTTTTGAATACTGATTTACGGTCATATCAACCTTATAGTTCTCTGAAGAAATATTAGGGTCGCGAACGTTAGATACATGTCTATTTAGTGCGTTAGACCAAGCTTCAAACATTGCTCTTACAGAGAAGTCTTCATCATTCATAACGGCTACTGACCAATCTTCAAAGTCTCTCTGACCAGCGACCTTAATTCTTCTACCGAAATAAGGGACTGGAATTTCCGAAACTCTAGAAGATGGAAGAGCAGCTGATCTACAAACAAATCTAAACTTGTCTAGTGAAACGTTATCGATGCCAATACCTGTTGGTGCTGGCATTTCTACGTTGAATAGGGACGGTCTAGCGCCACCATACACTAGACCATTTGCTTTGAAATTACTGATGTTAAAAGGCAATTTATTTACTCCTTTGTTATTTTAACTATTTATTATAGTCCACCGCCAACAACTTCGGAGAATTGAACGCCAGTACCAACCGCGACGAAGTTCAATTGAATGAAATTAATTGAACGAGCTGGTTTAATGTAGATATCACCTACAAACTGGTTACCATCAACTACTTGAGGGGTGTTGTTTGTTTCGTCACATACAACTAAGAAGTCGGTAATGCCACGTCTGCCTTGGATGTTTCTCAAGAATGGAGTAACAAGATTTTTGAACTGTGATCTAGTGAAAGGATCATTGAATTCAAATAGTGAGAATCTAGCAGAAGTAGAGATTGCCTTTTCTAGCACGATAAACAATCTTCTAACGTTAATTCTATCAAACGCAGAAGGTTTAGCTTGTAGAGTCTTATCGCCGAACAAGATAGTGCCTTGACCTGGGAAAGTAACAACTGGGTTAATTCCATTAGAGTAAAGGATATCGCGTTCTGCAGAAGTTGGATTCCAAGCAAGCTTCACAACGTTCTTGATCGATCCACGATTGAAACCAGCTGGTGAATACCAAGCATCGTTAGTGGCATCAGTTCTTGCACATAGGCCAGCGATGTCACCGTTCAACGGAACCCAACGATATACGTCATTGTATTTGTCGTATTGATATTTATATCCTGAATCGAGAACTGCGTAAGAAGTGCTTCTAATAGCGCCTCTCCAATTCTTAACGCCAGTAGCTTCCGAACCAGTATTGTTGAGAACTTTAGAGCGATCTGGCGAAATAAGAGCGATACAGTCTTTTCTAGTTTCACAAATATTGTCGATGATATAGTTTGCAAGCTGGAAGTTAGCAACAGTCTCGTTGTTTACAGTAGTAGAACCACCGATTGGTTTACCCTGTAGAACCAAGGAAATATCAACGTTTTCTGGTGAAGCAAATTGATCATAAGCTTCGCCGATTATTGCCAGAGTCGCAGTGCTTTCGTCAAGACCATCCGCACCCTGCTTCATTGAAATAGAAACTGGGGTGTAGTTAGTTGAAGAAGTCAGATTTGTACCAGTATTTGAAACTGCATTTGTACGGTCATTAGCAAACCAAATGTAGTTTGAAGACTCATTAATTACTGTCTTGTAGTAATTGACAGAGTTATCTTCATTTTTAGCGTCAGTCGCTCTTGAAAGACCTTTGAATACTTCAAGCACAGTCCCTGGAACGCCGCTGAATAAACCATCTTCGTCGGTAACAACTACATGAACTTCGTCCATGGCGGAAGTATTACCGTTCAGGGCTTGCCAACTTGACTGGCCTGGAGCAGTACCGACGAGATTAAAGTTTTCCCAGAATCTCTGAACAGAGCCAGAAGTAAGAAGGATGTCTGATTTGATCTTAAGGGTTGTATCAAAAGTCAAAGTCGCAGTCGCAGTTTCATTTGTGAATGTGTGAGATTCACCACCGACAGATGTTAGATCAACAACTGTACCATATGCGGTTGTTGAGAGCTTGAAACCAGTAGTGTTTGCATCTTTTACGTATCTAGCACCACCAGTCAAACCGCCAATAGCAGCGTTCGAAGCAGCATTTGAATACACAACGATGTCGCCATCGTTAAATTGGTTAGGGTTTGGTGTGATAATAAAGTCAGCGATCAAGTTTGCACCGTCACCTGAAGTGTTACTGATTGTAGCAGTATTTGTGTTCAAGGTTGAGTTAGTTTTTGTTTTTATTGTGATATATTGCTGGCCAACTGAAGAATTACCAATAAGCAATTTGTCGCCAACTGAAATCGAGTTAACGAAAGTGTTTACGTTAACAGAATTATTTGCTTTAATTGTTGCTGTAGATGAACCGATATCAATTTTGAAAAAGCCATCTGACGGTAGAGTAACGTTTGAGCTGTAAGCATTTACGCTATCGCATACAGAGATTTTAAGCGAGTTGCCAATTGCACCTGGATATTTGGCGACATAAAGAATTCCAGTATTAGTGAAAGTCTTAGTTGAATAATCATTATCATTCTTAACAGTCGCATTCAATAGATGCGAGTTAGAAAGATTAGTTCCATCTTTATGAGCTACTGCGCTGAATACAGTAGCGGTAGAATCAGCATTAGTAGTAGCACCTGCTCTTACAACATGAAGTCTGTTTCCGTAAGCTAGGTAGTTCGCAGCTGTAAAGAAAGTTTCTGCGTTGAAATTAGTTGGCTTGCCAAATCTTTCTGTCAATGCCTTTTCGGAATCAACTAAAATTCTTTCACCAACTGGGCCCCAGCGGAAAACACCGCCGATGGCGCCATCTGAAGTAGCAACTGATGGTACTACTGTAGTAAGGTCAATCTCACTGATATTGACACCTGGACTGAGTTGAAATGCCATTTTTTTCCCCTTTGCGCACGAGAATATTAAAGTAATTTACGAATATTTATTAAAAACGGTTTCTTAGAAATTCTGGTGTTCCCTCCAAAGCCAACCATCGGCTGGAACAAACTGTTCATATTCTTCGTCAATATACTGCTCTCTTCCATCAAAAACGAATCCAAAGGGGGACATATCCTGTTCCATTTCATCTTCTGTTTTTTCTCTAAGCGACATTAAAGTATTAATATCGGTGTAGTCCTTGAAATATTGTTGTTCAGTAATCCAAGAGAATAACACCAAGCACATAACTAAGTCGTCATGTTTTCCAGATTCTGCTTCGTATGAATTACCTTTCTTAGAAAAAGTAGATAATTCGTTTATAGTCTGATAGTCATTAACAATTAATTGATTCTGTTCAACGAGTAGTTTTAGAATTGAACAACCAATAGATTTAACCACCTTTGTAGTTCTGATACCTTTATCAGCACCTTTCCCAGCAAAACCGCTGGAAATTCTTTTACCACTTCGACCTGCGTTTTCAGTAAACAATACGTTTTCATAACCGAAGTCGTAGTGTAAAGAGTGCGATACTTGTTCGCCGATATCGTTAATTTCAACTAGGACTGACGCTTTATTATACATCTTTGCTGTTCTAAAAATAACGTCAGCATAATCCATAGGGGTTAATGCGTTATTTCTAAAAGTGCAAACCTGTTCGTAAGGCATTTTAGTAACATCTAGTAATTGAAAGGCGGAGTAATCAAGACCCTTACCTCTAGAAACGTCGCAGACCATCATATAAACGTGATCTTTTTCAGCTTGTTTATACTGAATAAGACCTTCCTTTTGCACCATCGGAGATTGGTGAACAAGTTCTTTCAATTTCCAACCAGCGATTAGAGTTCCTGAGCTACCTAGGAATTCGCAATTCATTTCTTGGTTGAACTTTTCGATATCAAAGTTCATACCAGCAAGAGTTTGCTCTTTCCATTTTTCGTCGCGGCCAGGAACATCTTTCCAATTAACCAATATTGGCCTGTAACCATTTCTATTTTCTATGGCATTGACCCAAACACTATAGAAGTGGTTCAAACCATTAGGCGTAGAAACAAGAATAATCTTGGATTCTTTACCAGAAGAAATAGTAGGGTAAACAGATGTAAAGAACTCGTCCCAGTTATCAATGTGTGCAGCTTCGTCGATAAACAGTAGGTTAATTGTATAACCACGGATGGCTGAAGCAGAAGTAGCAGCCGCGATTACTCGACTGTTATTTTCTAATTCAAATGAGCCTTTGTTCCATTCTCTTATGCCTTGCTGCAACCATTTAGGCAAATGCTGATACGCAAGCTGAATTCTACCAAGAATTTCTCTAGCAGTTTCGCCTTTGTTTGCTAGTAGAGCAACAGTCTTATCTTCTTGGAATAGAATAAACCAAAGAATAAACGCAACTGTGGTTGTAGATTTACCAGCCTGACGTGCAGTTGTAACGATAGTAT